TTCCATCAGGTCGCTGACCTGGCTGAAGTATGGGCGTCGCATATCAGTGACGGCCTTGTGGATGACCATGAATTGGCCGAGCTGCGACAGTTGGTCTTTCGCTGCATCCAAGGTCTGCTGGGCATGTACAACCGTGCCTCATACGTTAACCAGACGACGCGGGGGGTGCCCCGTGGATAACATTGACTTTGCAAATGATCTGGTTCTTGAGGGCGTTGCGCACACGCTCGCTTCGCGCAAGCGTGCGCCGGTAGGCCATTCCTTACTGTTTTGCGTTGGATGTGATGACCCTATCCCTCTGAAGCGTCGCCTTGCGGTACCGGGCTGCACTCAGTGCATCGATTGTCAGTCCCTCGATGAGGTAAGGGCCGCTCGCCATGCTTGACGAGGTATTGAACCAGTTCGCGGATTATGGGCTTGAGCCTGCACAGCCCTTAGTGTTCGGCAAGTTGACGCGATGCAAGACCGCACAGGACACAGGAAAGGAAAAGAACGGCTGGTACGTCGTACATGAACACCATACCGAGAAAAATGAGACGCTGATCTTCGGCAGCTTCGGTGATTGGCGGTCGGGTGAGTCCCAAAAGATCAAGGTCAAGGCTGGTCGTATGACCCCGGAAGAGCGGGAAGTGATGCGCGCTCGGCAGGAGGCTGCTCGGCAACGGGCAGCGGAGGTTGCTGCCAACGCCGCCCGTCGTGCGGCCAGCCGGGCCGACAGCATGTTCAAGCGCATGCCTGAAAAGGGTAAAAGCAGCTATCTGGATCGAAAGCAGATCGTTGGCTTCCGTGTTCGCTATGCGCCTCGTTCAGGCGCATTTCTTGTTCCGATGAGCAACGCCCGCGATCAGACTGTCGGCCTGCAAGTAATCTATCCGGCGCATCAGGAAGACACTGGTCGGGATAAATCTTACTGGCCTTACGGCATGTCGAAGGAGGGCGCCTTTCACTTGATTGGCCCGGAGCCTGAGCCGGGCGAACCCTTGTTGATCTGCGAAGGATATGCGACCGGCGCGAGCCTGCACATGGCTACGTCTTTCGGTGTCGCGATAGCCTTCGATGCGGGAAATTTGCTCCCAGTTGCCAAGCTGATGCGTGATCGTTTCCCTGGCCGCCCCATCATCATCTGCCGCGATGACGACTGGAAAACCAAACGGCCGAACGGCGACCCTTGGAACCCCGGTGAAGAGAAGGCAAACAATGCCGCCCTGGTTGTTGGCGGTCAGGTCGTAGCACCTGTCTTCAGCAGCGAGCGCCAGGACAAGTGGACCGACTTTAACGACCTGCATTGCGCCGAAGGCTTGGAAGCGGTCCGCCGTCAGGTGCTCGCTGTGGTCAAGCCGCCGGCCGCCGGTGGTTGGAAGGATCAACTGGCGCGCAGTGAAAGCGGTGCGCTGATTGCTCATATGCAGAACGTCGAGCTGATTCTTGGTAATGACGAACGCTGGGCCGGTGTCATCAGCTTCAGTGCCTTCAGCTCCAAGATCGTCAAGCTGCGTGCGGCCCCATATGGCGGTGGTACCGGTGATTGGGCTGACATCGACGATATGCGCGTCATGAAATGGCTCGCACAGACCTACAACCTGCGGGTGAAAGCTTCCAGTGTCATCGAAGCAGTCAGCATCGTGGCTCACGATCATGCCTTCCACCCGGTGCGTGAGTACCTGCAAAAGCTGGAATGGGACCAAGTGCCTCGGCTTGAACAGTGGCTAACCGACGTTATGGGTGTGACGCCCAGCGATTACGTCAAGAAGGTCGGTAAGCGCTGGATGATCTCGGCAGTAGCGCGGGTCATGAAACCCGGCTGCAAGGCTGACTCGGTGCTGATCCTAGAAGGTGCCCAGGGTGCGGGTAAATCGACCGCCATGAGTATTCTTGGCGGTGATTGGTTCATGGATACGCCTTTTGCCTTGGGTGACAAAGACGGCTTCCAGGCGATCCGTGGCAAATGGATCGTCGAGTTGGGGGAGCTGGACAGCTTCAACAAGGCTGAAAGCACCAAGGCCAAGCAGTTCTTCTCGGCGTCCACGGACACCTACCGCGAAAGCTATGGCCGAAGAACGAACGACGTGCCACGCCAGTGTGTTTTCGTCGGTACCACGAACCAAGAGGAATACCTTAAAGACGCCACGGGCAACCGGCGGTACTGGCCGGTTGCGTGTACTCGCGTGGAGCTAGATCTGTTGCGCGAGATCCGCGACCAGCTATGGGCCGAAGCGGTGTTCTGCTATGAGGCCGGTGACGTCTGGTGGGTCAACAGAGACGAAGCGTCGATGTTCTCGGAGGCACAAGACGAGCGCTTTGTCGTGGACGAATGGGAAGGACCGATCTTGAGCTGGTTGGAAGAGTCGCAGATCGGCGCTACCACGACCGGCAGCGAGCTACTTGGCACTGCGCTGAAGCTGGACCCCGGCCACTGGGGCAAGCCCGAGCAGATGCGCGTCGGCGCGATCATGCATCGGTTTGGCTGGAAACGGACGCGGCTGCCCACGTTGTCCAAGAGCGGCCAGCGTCACTGGGTCTACAAGAAACCCGATGGTTGGGGGGCAGGGGTGATGCCAAGCGACCAGCGTGTCGAGGAGGCCTGTTTTGATTAGGTACATAGATGAAATGCTCAAGCTATGGGCTCAGGACCTTCATTCTCCGATCACCGAGGGTGTACCTGGTGGAGGCAACATGATCGCCATGCTGATGGAGTGCAAAGGGGAGCTGATCCGAGGTACTCGCGGCAGCCGTGTGTTGCTCGACCAATCGGTTGATATCGAGTTGATCGTAAACAAGCACCTGGCGCCCGAGTTGGCGGTGGCTGTGCGTGAGCACTACTGCAACCACGACAGCTTCCTGTCTCAGAAGATGCTGCATTGCGGGTGCAGTGCCAGGACGTACTACCAACGCTTGCATCTGGCACACGAGTGCATTGCTGCCTTGTTGATGGGGAAAGCGGCTTGATCCCTATTGTCTGCCTGTCTGCCATTCCGGCTATGGCCCACCTCGTCCCACCTTGTGCATGCATAGTGGGACGGAATACGCCTCCGTATTCGTTGGCCCGTCCCACCGTCCCACCTGTTTGTGCGAATCTCGCATGTAGCGTAGCGGGCACCATCACGCGCTATGCGCGCGTAAGCGTGTTTTTAATAACTACCTCTTTACACGAGAAAAGTAGATTAAAGGTGGGACGGTGGGACAACGCCCTGTTTTCGGGTGGTTCACCCGTCCCACCTGTCTTTAGGCTGGTGGGACGGTGGGACCAGCGCTCAAAAGCGAATGGCCGTTGTGGTGTATTCAGCTACATTGCCGGGGCGTTCATGCTGCGTTGCCTACATATTCGCCGGTGGCATTAAAACAGGCTTGCTGCCAGTAAAATCGACCTGTAAAAAGTACACATCTTCGATAGGTGCGACCGCATAGCGCGGCAGGCACCACACCACATGACCCGGCCCTCGCGCCGGGTTTTTGCGTTTAAGGGGCGGGCGATGACAACGGAACAGCAAACGCTGGCAGAGATGCCAATCTGGTTAGTGATCGTCCTTGCGCTGATTGGCGGCGTATCGGGCGAGATGTGGCGCGCGGACAAAGATGGCATGCACGGCTGGTCGCTGCTCCGGCGTCTCGCCTTGCGGTCCGGGGCATGCGTGGTCTGCGGGTTGTCGACGATGATGCTGCTGTACGCGGCGGGGGTTTCGATCTGGACCGCCGGTGGCTTTGGCTGCCTTACCGCCATGGCTGGTGCAGATGTTGCCATCGGACTCTACGAGCGCTGGGCCGCCCGGCGGCTGGGTGTTACGCCGATGGCCCAACCCCCAGAGGCTGGGCAATAGGGGGCTGTATTACAAAGGTAGCCCGAGGTGGTTGGAAAGTATGCGCGATCCTACCGATAACACTTCGCCCGCCAAGCTCCCAATGACGCTCTTGGCGCCGGATTTGGTGGCATCGACAAGTTGCTCACCCAAGGAAGAGTCTGCGGAAAGGCTTGCTGGAAAAGCTTTTAGAGCCTCAAGCCCCTTCGCGGTGAGAACGACGTCGGCAAAGCCCGCGTGATCATACTTTTCCTTGAAACGCAGATATCCAGACTCTGCCAGCCATTCAACACACGCGAAGAAAAACTGACCGTTTTTGTTGGCGACTTCGCATCCCAAGAAGTCGTCGAATGAAAGCCCATCTTCGACGAAGTCTTTGATCGGCAGGTATTTGGCGACCGGAAAGCTTTGATAAAGGGCACCGAACACCTGGCCGGTAATCTCATCAAATTTTTGAATGTTGGAGGCGGTCATGTCCTTGACTCCTGAACAAGAGAAAAAAAGCTCCCAAAGCTGGGAGCAAGTAATTCGATACATCGACATGCAGATTCGTCGTGATGTCGATTTGACGCGAGCGCGACATTACTGGCAGAAGACCCTTGAGGAAAGCCCCAGGGAAGTGCTCGTGGAAGCGTTGAGCATGGCATTGGCGACTGGTCGTTACCACGAGAAGCCAATCAGTCGTTGTGAGTGTTGCTGCCGCGCTCGCTGCTCATTGTCCTGTGCGAGCGCTGGTGGTTGAGCGTTTCACCTGCTCAACCGTCCATCGAGCCTGGTCAGTAGGGTGCCGGGGTGGGGGGGTAAGCAGCAGTTTTTTGGGTCCTCCCCCAGGGCTGCCCCCTACACGGGTGGCCAAACTCGCGGGTTTCGTGCAGCTGAGTTTTTTACAGGGATGTCCGTCTTTTCAAAGGGTTAGCTATGGGCAGGGTAGTCAGTAAGGTTGAACTGGGTGAACTGGTCGGCCGGGATGAACGGACTCTGACCCGCTGGCAGAAAGATGGAATGCCCGTAATGGAATTCGGCCAGGGGCGCGGCAACGAAAACCAGTACGACACCGAGGCTGTGATCC